AGATGCTCGTCGAGTCCAAGTCCGACCTCGACCAATACATCCGCGACCGCCAAGCCATGGTGGGCATGATCAAGGCGGGCTGGGCCTCGGCCCTGCGCTCCCTGCCTAAGCCAGTCATCAACGGCGTCCCCAAGGACTTCGGCGTCAAACTCCTCAGCGTAGCCTGGATTAACCGGAACAACCGCGTGCTCGGAAGGAACAGCCTCACGGCCAACGAGAAGGTCGTCGAGCTGAGCGTGACCAACACGCAGGGCAACGTGAACGGCATCGCCACCGACGCCGACGTACTCGGCCTTGTCTACGCCAACCGCGTCAAGCAGATGAAGGCCCGCTTCGAGCGCCACATGAACAGCACCATCCAGCGCGCCAACCGCCGCTAACCACTTATGGGAACCAAATCCATCCGCCACATCGTAGAGGCCACCTTGGCCACCTACCTATCCACCCAGACCGGGCTGACCACCGTGGCCTTCCTGACGGGCGACAGCGCCGCCATCCAGACCCTGCCGAAGGCCGTGGTGCTCTGCGAGTCCGCCCGGAGCCCTGCCGACCTACCCGAGGGCGAAGGCAACTTCAGCTGCTCGGTCCGCATCACCCTCTTCTCGAACGCCGACGACACGACCCTCGCCGATCACCGTGCCCGCTGTGCCGCCCTGTCCGGCAATATGCGCGACCTGACCTCCATCAAGGCGGCCTTCGTGGCTTCGACCGACGCGGCCTGTTACGACGTCACGATGCAGTCCGAAGACGAAGGCATCGACGAGCGCTCCTGGGCGACTTCCTTCGCCTTTGACGTGCTGGTGGTCCTGCCCGCCTAAGCCAATTCCAAAGCCTGCAATTACAAATGGCCGCCATCTCAAACGGAACCACCTGTATCTACGGAGTCGCGGGTACTGTCACCAACCTCTTCGTCCAGAGCTACAGCCTCTCGTCCTCCTTTAACGCCGAGGCCACTGTGGTCGACGAGACGGGCCTGACCAAGACGCACCGCCTCGATGACCGCAAGAGCGAGATCACCATCGAAGGCATCGCCAAGACCTCGACCATGCCCATCCTCGGGGCCACGCTCGCCTTCACGACCAACACCGCCTCCGCCTATCCGGCCGGCTCGGCTTCGGTTTCCTTCTCTGGAACTATTACCAAGATTGACGACAAAGGTTCCAATAAGGGCTTCACGTCTGTGTCCATTACGGCCATCGACTACGAAGGAATTACCTGATTGATTCGCCTGTAATCAGATTAGGATAGACGGCGTGGACCGTCGCTTCCTCAACGCCTACGTCGACCCGGCTCCTTTTAGGATTCTGGGTCGAACTCTTTTCCCCTGGTGCCTGAAGTACCGGGTGCGCCTGATGGCCTTCGACTCGCCGCTCGTCACCGGCTCCCGCGGCATCACCCCTGCGGACCTTATCTTCGCCTGCCAAGTATGCGCCGAAGAGCAGCTAGGGGAGGTGGGCTGGCGTGACCGACTGCGCATCGTCACCCTAAGCCATCACCCCGCCAAGTTCGAGCGCCTGCTGGAAGCCTTCGCCGGATATATCCTCGTCCAGGACTGGCCAAAGTTCTGGGAGCAGACCAAGACCAAGTCAGGGGGCGGCGACAAGGGGGTGCCTTGGCCGCTGTCCATCGTGGCCAACCTGATCGCGTCGGGCATCCCTGAGCAGCGGGCTTGGGAGATGCCGGAGTGTCAGGCCATCTGGCTTAACTCCGCCCTAGCCATCCGTAAGGGTGCGGACGTGGCGATCATGTCGCCCGAGGAGGAAGACTTCATGGCCGAGGAGGAAGCCCGGGACGCCGCGGCGGCTGCTTCCAATCCTGCAAAGGAAAGCACCCCCTGACATGGCCCAAGACCTGACAGTCAACATCAAGACGACCTCCGACGTCCCGCAGGCGATGGACAAGGCCAAGCAGGCCACGACTGGTTTCGGCAAACAGGTCGAGGACATTGGCAAGAAGTTCAGCACGTCATTCAAAGACATCTTCCTTTCCTTCCTCGGGCCTATGGCGCTGCTTACCGGAGCACTGGCTATTATCGGCAAGATGATTGCGGATAACCAAAGGAAACGCGAAGAAGCCAATCAGGCAGCGATTGACGGAACCAACGAGCTGATGTCCGCCGAGGACAGGTACTACGCTAACAAAAGGAACAACGAAAAGAAGGACAAGGAAACCGTCGAGGAAGCCAAGACTGCACGAGAGGAGGTCACCAAGAGTTTCTTAACAACCGATCCTCGTGGTCGCAAAATGCTTTTTGAGTTTGCCGAAGAACAGCGCAAACTTGGCACCGACAAGTATGGACCTGGCTATGCCTCTGAGGACAAAGCCATGCAGGAAAGGGTGCAGAAACTTATCGCCGAGGACGCTAGTAAAAACCCTGAAGCAGGCATTAAGCCGACAACTGCCAAGGACTTCAAAGGCCCCGAAGGCTTCTCCAACGTGATCGGCGTCGGACCCAACCCGGTCATGGAGGCCATGGCCCGGCAGATTGAAATCCAAGAGCAGCAACTCGCCGAGCTCCAGAAACTCAACGCCAAAGACACGGGCACACCAAAGGACTTCACCAAAGACTCTAAATAATCATGGCACGCATAGACAAGGGCAACGCCCTAACCACCGCCATGCTCCAGCCAGGAGCAAAGTTCCAGACCGATGGCTACGGTCTTGTCACCGGCACTCTTGTATTCAGGGAGGACCAGGGCGGCTCAAGCGCCTTCCTTGCCCGAGGACAGCCCTGTCCCATTTCGGCTTTCTCTTTCTGCAATGTCCACAAGGCCGCGACTAGCATCGACGCCCTTGGGTTGGCTACATACACGGTTGATTACGTCGGAATCTCTGCGACAGACGGTGTGAGTTCTACTCTTACCAAGTGTCAGATCACCGGCTCGCAAGGGCTGACCTCGGAAAGCATCACGACCCACCCTAACTTCTTCGAGCTGGCTACTGGCTTTAGCGGAACACCTATCGCTGGCGTCGGGGCTAGCCCTGGAACAAAGGCTGACCCTAACTTTCAACTAGTGACGGGAACTACTGAATACGGTGGCAACAACGGGTCGACGTTTGAAAGCACTAAGGGCCGCAAGTTCCTAGGTTTCAAGAAGGCCGAGTTTAATGACTTCTACGGAAAAACCAACTACCTTGCCCCGCAGACATCCTTCTCAGGTCACTTCTACACTACATCAACCGGCAACGTGACTGGGATGCGCGATCGTGTAGGCAAGACCAGCGGGTCTAACACGTTTAATTCAATCGCCTTAGTGCCCGCATACATCGGCACGACTTTCGTGAACGGCAGCAAGCATCAGCTTCTTCTGGCTCAGGTATCCTTTGAAGACTATGGCAATCTTTACAAGGTCAGCTATGAAGTTCGTTTCAACCGCGAAGGCTACGTCGCCAGCGTCTACGCTCCCGCCTCATGAAGATTCAACCTGGAGTCGGCTATAACTTCGACTCGTCGTCCAAGGGGTTCACCCTGGACACGTCTGATCCGTTCCCGAGTCGGGACGGCGTGGTCTCGGGCCACCCCTTCAAAATCATCAACGTAGCCCTGCGGACTTCGGGCGGCTCCACGACCGTCACCTATCAGGTCCAGTCCGGCACCATCAACAACCTCGTCCCGCTCATTGACGACTATGTCAGCGGCACCGAGGTCAAGTTGGACCGCGTCACCGCAGGCGTGGCCAACCCTCCGACCGGGGAACTTGCCTCTTCGAATTACGACGCCACGACCAAGACCTCTTACATCACGCTCCGGGCAGGGCCTAAGACTGCCAGCCCTTACACCTACCCGGACGACGACGATACGACCAACCAGTACCCGGTCATTATTGGCGGCAATGTGGCACCTTCTACGCCAGACGACAACGTCTGGGGCTTCCTCGTCATCGGCACGATCACCGTCGACAGCATCACGGCCCCGACTACCTTCACGGTGAACCAGAACGTCACCGGCTCGCTGTGGGCTGACCGCCTGAAGTTAGGTTCCTCGACGGCTAACTATTACTACGCCCGCATCTAATGGGAGCACTTGTCGGAGATAGTGAAACCTTCTCCACTTGGGGAAGGTTCCGCACGGCCGTCGCTAATCAGAATGTAAGCCTGATAAACACCGCCCATAACATTGAGTTCCTTTCTGGCTTCAAAGCCGACACGGGTAACGGCTTCCTTCGGTTTGAGCCGACGCTGAGGTTTGTGTTCACCTATCAGCCGCTCGTACTTATCGCCGACCTTGGAGGAGGAGATGCTTTTGCTTTTTACGCCATCACTGAAGAGAATGAGGTGCAATTCCTAGGCCAGACCGTCAACGCCACCGGGGGGTCTTTCAACATCACGACAGACGCATTTACGTCACCCCTTGGGCAGTCCGTTATTGGCATAGCCTCGGCTCCCATCATCGACGTGGGTCTTTTGACTCCGTTCTGACCCCCCCCTTCCAATCGGGGCAAGGTTAAGACCCGATGAGCTGCACTAATCAAGTAACCGTCTCGCAGGGTAACACCTTCGCCTGCACCTTTACCTGGACGCCCGGGGCGACGG